CATTTACCCTTTTAATTAGACAAGGTAATGATACCATAAAGAAAAAGAAAATAATTGAAACACATGCTAATTTATCATTAGATCCAGAATCAGCTGATTATATTTTAAAAAGAGTAGGAAATCAAACAAACACAATTGCTACCGAAGATGGAGTTGCTTACTTACAGCCAGTAGGTGAATTCCCAAATAAGTCTAACTATGTAAGAGTGAGTAGTTTACCTGATGTTAGAAAAACACCAAATTACCTTGATGAAAATGGTGATGTAAACAAACCTTATGCTGGAGTTGAAACAACTTATTTACCTCCGGTCGGTAGTGGTAGTTATGGTGGTGCTTTTGGATGGAGTGCTCAGTTAGGATATCCAATAGGTGCAGGTCGTACAAGTCAAACTGCTGGCGATTTAGGGAGTAATGAAGTAGAACATCCATTTAATTTTTATGATACTATAAGTACTACTCAATCACAAGGTGTTGACTTATCAGTTAGTAATGCTGTAATTGGAACTGGTGGATACGCTACTGCTCTAAGTTTATTATCTAATAAAGACCAATACAATTTTAATCTATTAATAATACCTGGTATTGTTGACCAACAAACAGACCATAGTCCTATTATATCACAAGCCATTCAATTATGTGAAGACAGAGGTGATTGTTTCTTAGTATATGATAACACTAACTTAACGGATAGTGTAGCTACTGCTAAAACAAATACAGAAGTTCGTAACTCAAGTTACGCTGCTGCTTACTATCCTTGGGTTCAGATAATAGATGCTACTACTGGTAACTATAGATATGTTCCACCATCAACTGTGATTGCTGGGGTATATCATTTTAACGATGTAGTCGGACAACCTTGGTTTGCTCCTGCTGGTTTAAACAGAGGTGGAATTGATAGTGCTGTTCAGGCATATAGAAAATTAACACAAGGTAACAGAGATGACCTTTATGAATCTAATGTCAATCCGATTGCTACCTTTCCTGGTCAAGGTGTTACTGTCTTTGGACAGAAAACAACACAGAAGAAAGCTTCTGCTCTTGACCGAGTAAATGTAAGAAGATTATTAATTAACTTAAAAACATTTGTTGCAAGTTCTTCAAGAGGTTTACTCTTTGAACAGAATACAAGTAGATTAAGAAATCAGTTTTTAAATGTTGTTAATCCTTATATGGAACAAGTTCAATCTAATAGTGGATTAAATGCTTTTCGTGTTGTAATGGATGATTCAAACAACACACCAGAAACGATTGATAGAAATCAGTTGATAGGTCAGATATTTATTCAACCTACAAAAACTGCCGAATTTATCGTATTAGATTTTGTAGTACAACCAACCGGAGCTGCTTTTCCTGAATAGATTTTTGGAAAAGTGATATTTATTATTATAGGAGATAAATAATGGCCGAATTAGTAACAGCACAAGAAATATATTACACAGCATATGAACCGAAATTAAAAAATCGGTTTATCATGGAAATTGATGGTATACCAGCCTTTACCATAAAAACAGCACAAAGACCTCAAATAACTTTTGATGAAGTTGTGTTAGAACATATGAATATAACAAAGTATGTTAAAGGTAAGGGAAGATGGCAAACACTACAGATTACAATGTATGATCCTATTGTACCATCAGCAGCTGCTTCTGTTATTGAGTGGATAAGACTACATCATGAAAGTTCTACTGGCCGTGATGGATACCAAGATATGTATAAAAAGAATGTTGTTTTTAATGTCTTGGGACCTGTTGGTGATAAAATTGAACAATGGACACTTTTTGGTACTTTTATCTTAGATGCCGCTTTTGGTGATTTAGACTTTAGTTCTTCAGATCCAGTTGAAATAACACTAACATTAAGATACGATTACGCTGAACTAGAATTTTAAAGAAAAGTTGTAAACATACAACAAGGAGTTATAAATGTCAGAACATAAGTTCCCTACGGAAGTTATTGATTTACCATCTGGTGGAAAAGTATATCCAAAAGACTCACCACTTGCTGAAGGTAAAATTGAATTAAAATATATGACCACAAAAGAAGAAGACATCCTTATGTCTGAAAACCTTATTAAGAAAGGTGTGGTTATTGATAAACTACTAGATAGTTTGATTGTTACAAAGGGTGTAAATCAAGCCAGTTTAATATTAGGAGATAAGAACGCTGTATTGGTTGCTTCTCGTATATTAGCATATGGTCCTAATTATACCGTTGAAGTAACAAACCCAAATGATCCTGAACAAAAGATAGAACATACATTTGACCTTACAAAGTGTCCGTTTAAAGAAACATCTAAAGATGTTGATTATTCGGATAATTCATTTGACTATACTACTGAGATTGGTAAGAATAAAATTAAGTTTAAGTTATTAACTGGTGCGGAAGAAGCTCTAATAGAAAAAGATTTAAAACAATCTGCTAAGTTTGGATACTCTAGTGATATTACAACTAGATTGAGATATACTATTACAGAGGTTGATGGTGATAATAAACCAGAAACAATAAATTCATTTTCACAGAATATGTTAGCTCGTGATTCTGTAGCATTGAGAAGTTACATTACAGAAATTTCTCCTGATATTGACTTGACATCAGAAATAGAAATAGGGGGTGAAACAGTTAGCGTGTCAATTCCGCTTACTGTTGGGTTTTTTTGGCCTAACTCCTAAAAATAAACTAGACATACACCAGTCTATTTTTTATTTTATCTACGGAACACCTGGTTTTTCATTTGGTGATGTATATGATATGCCTGTTCATTTAAAGAACTTTTATCTCCGAGAATTTATGGATTTAAAAAAGAAAGAAAAGGAACAGGTGGATGCTGCTCAACCAAAACAACAATCAACAATTCCTCGTAGATTTTCACCTAAATAACTCTTTTCTTTATATTTATTAATATATTAGGAGAACTACATCATGTCGTATATGGATAGAAAAAATGTATTATCAGAAGGATTCTTTGATTTCTTAAAGAAGTTGAAAAAACAACGATCTAACCTAAGTAATTCAGAAAAAAAGATGATGAAAGATCCTAAATTTAAAAAAATATATCAAGATGTTGATAAGAAGATAGCTGATATCGATGACTTATTAAAACAACTAGAGAAGTAAAATGGCTTCCTTAGAAGATCAATTAAAATTATCAAAATTAATTCTTAAAATTGAAGAGAAAATTAATTCTAAAGTAGGAATTACTGCTGAAACTAGAGGCCGATATAATAATTTATTAAAAGAATCTGCTAGGTTACAGAAAGCATCCATTGAATCTAATAAAATAGATCAAGGAATACAAAAAGATATATCCAAGATACAAAAGGATATTGTAAAATCAAATCAATCCAAAGTCGGAATGTTACTGAAAGGTAATATACAAGGACTTCTTGAACAAAAAAATATGTCTAAGACTTTGGGATTACAATTAAAAATAAAACAGAGCCAAGACAGACAAAGTAAAACTTTATCAAAATTAGTAGGTAAAGGTAAGATTACAATAGAAGACCGAAATAAATTACTCAAAATAAATAAAGGTATTAGTGATGGAACAACAAACGAAGCTGATTTAGCTTCAGAATTAAATGGGTTGAGTAAAAAGGGTTTAAAACTTAGAGGGCTATTTGAATTACAAGGAAAAAAGAATATTGATCTCCGTGATGATGAAAATAAAGCTAGTGAAAGAGCAAATGAACTTCAAGAAAAAATGAATGCCGCATTTGTTAAAGGTGCTGCTATATTTGGAGTTTTAGCAAGTATCGCTACAAAGTTTGGAGCATCCATTGATAAAATAGGACAGACATTTGGTAGTTTATCCGTTATGGGTAAGCCATTTCAAGAAGATTTATTAAGATCATCAGTAGAAGCAACAAAACTTGGTGGTGGTATGGAAGATGTTGCTGCTATAACAAGTACATTGGCATCAAACTTTGGAATGAATGTCGATGAAGCTGCTAAACTATCTACTAAGGTTTTTGATACAAGTAAAGCTATAGGATTATCGGCCGATGAAAGTGCTAACCTATTTGGAACATTAACTCAAACAGCAAATCTATCGGCAGAACAAGCTGAATCACTTGCTGAAGGAGCTTTTCAGTTGGCTAGACAAAACGGAGTTGCTCCGTCTGCTGTGATGAAAGATATAGCTGGTTCAACTGAAGAGATTGCTTCATTTACACAAGATGGTGGAGATAATATAGCAGAAGCTGCTGTTCAAGCTCGTAAGATGGGATTATCCTTATCTACTACTGCTAAGATTGCTGAAGGATTATTAGACTTTGAAAGTTCAATATCAAAAGAAGTAGAAGCATCAGTATTAATAGGAAAACAACTTAATTTTCAAAAAGCTAGAGAAGCTGCTCTTAGTGGTGATATCGCTAAAGCTACACAAGAGGTAGTAAAACAAGTTGGTAGTGAAGCTGATTTTAATAAATTAAATGTAATACAAAGAAAAGCTCTTGCTGATTCAATAGGTGTTTCAGTAACAGAGATGTCTAAGTTAGTTGGACAAAGTGATAAGTTAAGTTTAAGTGGTGCTTTGGCTAGTGGTAACTTTTCAGATTTATTGGGTGAAGAGGGTATATCTAATATATCAAAATTAACAGGACAATTTTCTGCATTGGGTGCTACATTGACAAATTCATTAGGTCCTGTATTATCTGTAATAGTCGGTGGTTTGAATGCTATGTTAACACCTGTTGTAGGAGTAATTCAGGCATTAGAAAAAATGAATGCTTTAGTTCCAGCAGTTGCAGCTGGAGTGACGGGATTGGCAACTGCTTATGGTTTAGCTAAAATAAATATAATGTTGGCAACTGCAGCTAAGAAAAAAAATGTAGCCGTATCTAGTATTAGTATAGTAAAAACTGTTGGTGAGGCAATTGCTCAATATTTTAAAAATGCTGGATTGATGGGTGGTGCTACCTTTGGATTTGGAACTATTGCCGGACTAGCAGTAGCAGCTGCTGGTACGGCTGCCATACTAGCCGGAGTAGCAAAAGCCAAATCTGTAAATGACTTTAAATCAGGTCCTGGTGGAATAACTCATATGACTGGTCCTGCTGGTTCATTTGAATTAAACCCAAGAGATTCTGTATTGGCAACAACCAATCCGATACCTGTAAATGACATGATGACAGGACCAGCTGGTTCTATGAATCCTGGTGGTGGTCAAAATATGAATATTACGGTTAGAAGTGAAGGAATTCAAAATAGAACTATTCAACAATTAGTAGATGTAGAATTTGGTGGTTCACCAGGTAGTGGGTTAGCGTAATGGCATTAGAATCATTAGCAGATGCACTAGCTGCCTTAGAAGCTTCAGGCAATAATACTGTTGGTGGTGGTGGTCAAGGTAATCCACCCCCAACTCCATATAATAGTAAACTGGCAAGTACTGTTACCTTTGGTAATCCAAATACAACAAATCATAAATTAGGGACTGGATTATTTAATGGATATAATACTTATGATGAATTAACTAGTGAAGCTATATCTAGTAGAAAATTTAATATAAATAATTTAGGTAAAAATAATAGACTTGGCGAGGGTGATTTTACATTAGGAACTCTTTTTAAACATAACCATAGAGGTGCGCCACAAAGAGGACTAATAGATACCGGCAAAAAAGATTATCAAGGTAATGCTATAACAATTAATACCGGAAGAGCTGGTATAGGTTCTTTGGCTAACTTGGATATAAAAGGATACTCTAGTTTTGCTAGAACAGGTCTTTTAGGTCCTGTGGCTGAAGGTTTATTTAGAATAGCTACTTTAGGTCTTGCTGGAAATACTGCTGATGCTATCGGTGATTTTGGTAAAGAGCCTTATATAGTTCGTAATATTCCACAAGGTGGTGTTGGTAATTATCTTCAAGGGGTAGGTCGGAATAGAGATAGAATACCTTGGAGATCAGCTCTTGATGATGTATCAAGATTAGCTCAGTTTTATACTTCACCTGTTGGTCTTATTTCTATAACAAAAGAAAATATCACTAATATCAATATAAGTGCTAAAGCTGGAGGAGTTTCAGGACTTATAGAATCACGAGCTGGTTCTATTATGGCACCGCCGGTTCCTTTACCACTTACTGGATTTTTAAGTTTACTTGGTGCTCCTCAAAAAATACAAGGTGCTGGGTTAGGTACTATAAGAAAACCATTTAAAATTAGATATTCTGATAGAGCTTCAATAGGACTACCCTATGGTATACAAGGTGATGCGACACTTGGTATAAAAAAAGTAATAGAAAAAACAAAAGTACCTCAAGACCTCAGACCAATTTTTAAAATACCATTAGAAAAACTACGAGAAGCAGCAATAGCAAAATTAGAATCAGTTGCTCAAGTACCACAACTAAAAAGAACTCCATTTTTAGATATTGGCAAAACTCCTGATCCTCGTTCTACTTATAGTAAAGATAAGGTAAATAAAACCACCACCACATCGGATGATAAAGATTTTGATAATGGTGATTTTTATGTAAAAATAAAAGATTTAAGAGAAGGTGGTAGTTTTGTTTACTTTAGAGGATTTGTAACCGGTATAACAGAAAATGTTAGTCCATCATTTACATCTACAAATTACATTGGCAGAAGTGAACCTGTTTATATGTATGAAAGAGCTGATAGGGATATAAGTTTTAATCTTAGAGTATATCCAAATAATGGATCTGAATTTGAAATTATGTACGAAAAGATAGAATATTTAACTTCATTAGCATACCCTAAATATTTACCGGAAATGACAACTAATGCTTTAGGAATAGAAGTAGCAAATAACTCACTTGTAAGAATGCAACCACCATTTACAGAACTTTATATGGCTCATATTGGAACTAGAAAACAAGGTCAGTTTGGATTTATAAAATCTTTATCATATACAGTTCCTGGTGAGGGTGATTGGGATGCTTTAAGAGCATTACCAAGATTATTTGATATAGCTATATCATATCAGATATTAAATAAAAAACCACCACAGATGGGTAATAAATTTTACGGAAGGGGTAGATAATGGCTAGATATGATAATGTAGAAAAAATTTTTAGTAACGGTATAACAACTGTAGGAACATCTTATCTTCCAAAACATGAAGAAAATAATTCAGATATTCTTCTTATCGCTACACAAGGTGATAGGTGTGATTTAATAGCACAAGAATACTATGGAACAACTGAACTATGGTGGTATGTTGCTTCAGTAAATAATTTATCATCCAATAACATTGAGGCTGGAACTCAGTTAAGGGTGCCGGTTTCAACAGAACAAGCAGTTTTAAAATAAAATGAATTTAAGTAAAAAAGTTTTTGGTTCTAATGTAGATGGTAATATTAGAACATATCTAAATAACATGCAAAGGGGTACGTTTGAGATACAACCAAGCGACTCACTTCAATCCGAATTTTCAAGTGACCAAACATATCTTGGGGATAGAACTCCATATGCTAGAATGTGGGTTGCTATTAATACAACAGAATTAGATAAAGACAAAAACGAAGTTGACTCTAAAAATACTATCTACACCATCAATACAAATGAAGAAAATACATATGATTCTAGTCCAAATAAACCAGTTGGTAATCAACTAAGAGATAATCCTTATTTAAAACCTGCTTCTGGTATAACATCAATAAACTCTAAATCAGAAGGTTCTGTTGGCGCTCTTCGTAGAACTACTGTTAATTTTATTGTACATAATAAAGAAGATTTTGAAACAATATTTTTACCATTTTTTTTAAAACCAGGTGCTACTGTATTTGTTGATTTTGGGTGGTCTGATAAAAATTTAAGTTTGTATAATCCAAAAGATTTAATAACAAATAAAAATTTAAGTATGAATGGGTTTTATACTGATATATTTAAAGATGATAAACAGATAGGAGAAGGTTTTAAAACAACGCTTAGTGGTCAAGTTACAAAGTATGATGTTAATGTAGATGATAAGGGTTCATTTGTATGTAACTTAGAATTTGTATCATCTAATTATGCTTTGTTAGACAAAACTGTTGATGATGATAATAATTTAAAGTTTATGTTTAATAACGCTATAGAAGAATTGATAATGGGATATTTCTTAAATTTTTCTGGTGTTCCTAGAAACAGAATTGATGGTATATTTAATCTAAAAGAAATAAACAAACTTGACTATCAAGAACGAAAAAAATTAACTAATGATTTTTTTGATGCTAATACAAAACCTGGTGCTACTGCTTTAATAGGTAATGTATCAAAGAAATCAGGTGTGTATTACCAAAACTTATCAGGTGGTAATAATGAAGAAGATAAACTAGACCAAAAAGAAGCACTTTACATATCATTTGGATTATTTGAAGATAAGTTTTTAAATAATTTTATATCGTTTTGGCAAATAAAAGATGATGATGGTAAGGTAGTTAATCGTACAGAAGATGCTCCTTATGAAAATACATTTAGTAATGCTAATTCTTATGCTAGATATGATGAAAACTTATATACATTACAATCTCTACCTTTTCAAGACGCTGATGAGCGTACTTCATATTTGTATCCTGATGTTTGGGATGACACTTATAATAAAAACAAACCAACTACATGGGATAGCACAAAAAATGATAAAATAAAAAGAAGAATACCGTTACGAGATTTATTTATTGCTGTTCCTACTATATCAGAAGCATTTTCAAAATCTACTAATGTCAATGATGCTTTAGAATCTATTTTTGATGAAATAAAAAGTGATTCTGGTGGTATAATAAACATTAAAATGGTAGCTAATAATGACGCTCAAGCATCTATTGCATTTCATGATGTTAATGTAACTAATGAAGATGGGGATGAAATGTTAGAGTTTGATTTAACTAGTGGTAACACCATAGTCTTAAATTCAGACTTAAAATTTGAAACACCAAAGGCTGGATTGTCAAGTATGATTGCTATTGGTAATTTAAAACAACCTACTATTTTTGGTGAAGATGAATTAGATAAATTTAATCTTATAAATTCTATTAGTGGTGGCAAAAGAAAATTTAAGGTTAGACACTTTCCTATATATGGTGATGTACCAGCAACACAAAAAGCTCTATCTCTTAATTTATCAAAAGTATTAGATAGTAAAAAAGTAGATGGAGTAACTAATAGTTTTTATGGTGCTAGTGCAGGAATAACACCGAGTCAACAATTTGATGAATATATAAAATCAAGGCAATCTGTAATTAATAAATTAGATGATCCTGAAAATAATGGTGTTGATGATACAACACCACCAAAAATTGAAAATGATGATGATTTACCAACAGAAACAGATGACGGAAAACAAATAGTTTATGCTAAAAGTAGAAGGGATTCAGAACTATTAAAAGCTAAGATTGCTAATTTTGTAAATACAAGTGATAATGGTATATCTCCGGTTATGCCTATTTCATTAACTCTTAAAGTGTATGGAAACAACTTTTTAGGTATAGGTGATTATTTTAGTGTTAATTTTTTACCAAAGCATTACAAAGAAAGAGTTTATTTTCAGATTGTTGGTGTTGATCATAGTATTGGAACTTCAATGTGGGATACAACATATACTACTGTTATGAGGCTACGGTCTACTGAAAAATATTATCAATTTGGTGATTTACCAAGTGATGATGTGCAAGTAGAAGTAAGATTTCATCCGACTTTACAAAAACAAATAATTTCTGAAATACAAGAAAACATAGGTGATGGTTATATGGAAAATCTAGCCGTGAAGCATTTGGTTACAAATCTAAAGGATGCTGGAACTACTAATTTAACATTGGAAAGTAATTCCAAAGCTAGCCGTGCTGATGCTGAAGCTTTGGGTGAAACATACGATGATATTCCAGATATTACAATTAGTAAAACAACATTTGATTTAGATCCTAACCAGAGCCAAGAAGAAATAGAAAAATTAAAAAAAGATCAATCAAGTTTTTTTGATGGAAACACCAATGTTTTTACGGATAGAATAGGATTTCAGGTTAAACGCCCACCCAATCTTACACGAGGTGAATTGGCATATTACCAATCAATTTCTAATTTACTATTAGGGGATGATGTAATTAATTGGGAGTTAGCAAACTCAGAGGGTAATGGATTTAGTTTTTATCTTAGAAAAAGTAATCCCATTAAATCCAATGCTTTAAAACTAAAAAATGTAAAACCTGGTGAGATTTATGTTATACCTAGATTAAATGAAGATAATAGGTATAATAATTTAGATAGGTTTGATTATACAGACAATAAGGGTTTGAAGATACCATTAGTAGGTGAGGAGTATGGATCATACATATTAAGTGCTCTTGATTCATCAGGTGGAGATACTTTTGGTCTTAGCGATCTTCAAGTAGATATAGATAATATTATAAAAAATAAGAAGCAGAATATATCTCCTAATATTGCTGTTTCAAAGGAATTTCTTAAAACGGGTACAAAAAAAATAACAAATCCTTATTTCTTTGATACAATTGTTTGGAAGATAGAAAATAGCTTTGGTCCAGGAATTTCATTGACTAATTTTACCAACTTTAATATCACAGGACATAAAGATTTTAATATTTTACCAAACATACTTATTCCAACTAAATATATAAAAATGGAATTGGATAAGTTTGTATATTTATTATGGAAAAAGTTTGCTTCTACTAAGAAAGGATTTGATGCGGTTTTCGCAGAACATAATAAATAAAATAACATCTTGACTTTCTACTAAATTATCCTTAACTTACCATATGGTAAAAATGGTTACTACAAAGCCTAACTGGTCAAAATCACATCCCCTAAATAAGCTAGTTCTTATGTATGATGCTATAGAACATAAGTTAGTTTATGCTGACCATTACGAACATACAACAACAGAAATAGATTATCCAGCAGACGAAGGTATGTTAATTGATGATTGGAAAGTTGGACATGCTTATTCTTTTGCTGGTCGCCCTAAGTATTGTGCCGACATCCTAAACTATTGGATGTTAAACCAACCACTTGAACATATACAATGGGACAACTTTTACGATCAAGATGATTTTACATATTACTATCCGTTAGATAAGATGATAGAACAATTATGTGAAAAAGTTCCAAAATACGATAGTATGTTTAATGAAAAAACATTTATGAAGTTTCATAAAGATTTTGTAAATGCCTTCGGTGAGTTAGAAAAAAATGGTATTGGAGTAAATACAGACTTTACAAAGATATTTGGTGAGCATATGTTAAAGTATATTCACAATAAAAAGATATATCAGAATTATAACTTTTTTACAACCACATCAAGACCATCCAACTCCATACACAATCTTAACTTTGCTGCTCTTACACCTGATATGAGAAAAGCCTTTTCACCACTTAACGATGTATTTGTTGAGTTTGACTTTGCTTCTTATCACCCAAGGTTGATTGCTAAATTAATTGACTATGACTTCGGTAACTCATCGGTTTATGGTAAGTTAGCAGATGACCTTAATGTCACAGAGTCAGAAGCAAAGACAATAACATTTCAAAATCTATATGGTGGTGTAAGAAAAGATATTGCTAAGATGAGTGAGTTTTTCAGAGGTGTAGAAAATCTAGTAACTATACTTTATGACGAATATATGACACGGAATCATATCCTATCACATATTTATAAACGACCAATGAAGAGAGCTAATTTAGGTGACCTAAATGCTCAAAAGTTATTTAACTACTACATACAATCGTATGAAACAGAACGGAATGTTACTATTTTAAACAAATTACACATATATTTATTAGAGAAGAAGACTAACATAGTTCATTATAACTACGATAGTTTTTTATTTGATTACGCCAAAGAAGATGGGAAAGAAACAATACACGGCATCCAAAACATCTTACAAGAAGATGACTTTATTATTCATAGTAAAGTTGGCAATACATATGGGACATTGAAGAATTATGAGTTTTAACCTAGATAGTCTTTTTATAGAGTGGAGAAGAATTGTACCTACGGGTGTACCTAATCCAAAGAACGCTTACCATTTAACCTTACTAAAAGAGATATGTCTATCAAAGGGTATCAGCACGGAAATAGTAGATAGTGTAATGTTGGTAATGGAGAAAGAAGAAAAATTTACAGCTAGAAACAAAAAAACTGGTAATGTAGCTGCCTTTGGTTCGGAAAAAGCTAGGGATAAAGCTATAGAAGATGGTGGTTATGAGGAAGTAGAAAAGAAGGATGATGAGAAAAAAGAAGAGCCAGACACATCTAAATTAAGTGGTGATGATTTTAAAGTTGGTGGAAAGGATGGGTATTTGTCAAAAGATAAGAAAAAAGATGGTGATGATAGTGATACTAAGACACAATCTCAAGAAAAAGATAAAGAATTAAATCAAGATATTGATACTCTTGAACAAGAAACTTTTGCTAGAACTGAAACCGAACCCGATGATGATAATTTTGAAGAATCCAATTCAGAGTATGTTGCAGAAAATACTATTGATTTTGAACGAGAGATGGAAGAAAGATTTAAACCACATAAATTTCCAAAAAAGTATTTAAAAACTCTTGGTAGAATGTTAAATACAAAATTAGATGCTTCTATGAAAGATAGTAGTGGAAAGGTAAAACCACCTATTGGACAATTAAGTCATTATACATTAGAAGGTGGCGCTGGTGAGATAAGGTCACAGGCTGGTGAGTTGATAGGTATGTTAGCAAGTTCTATTCAAGATCCTAACGAAAGAGAAGAATTTCTAAAAATGTTAGAAGAACATATGGATGCTAATGATGATGGATTAATTGCAGATAAGAGTTGGGTAAAGGCAGCTAGACAAAATAATCAAGCAATAGATGATTCATTGAATACTGAATTTCCTGATGGTTATGAAGTAGTTGCTAGTGCTTGGGATGTAGATAGTGAAGCTGAAGCTTTAGGAATGACTCCACCAATACAAAAGAATAAAGGTGAATCAACCGACCAATACCTAAAGGTAAAAACTCCAGATGGTAAAACTCACTTGGTAGAAATATCTTTAAAGAAAGATAAAAATATAAGGTTGACAAATACATCACCTGAAGCTTTGATGGACTTCGATAATTTTACTGATGAGGAAAAAGAAGAACTTGAGAGAAATATGAGTGGTCAGGATATTGAAGATGTACCACCACCAGGTGATGGAAAGGTAGATATTGACGATGTTAGATTTTCCGCTTATCAAAAATATCAACAAGAAAAATACAATGAGTTTGGGGAACAAAATAAAAGTGAAATTATTAGATTAATAAAAGAGGATAAAATTAGTTCTTCAACATTAAAGAAACTAAAAATTGATCCTAACAATCCTGAAGAAAGATTAGATGAGATATTAAAAGGTGGACGAGGAACTGGTAAAACTCGTGATAAAAATAAACTATTTTTACAAGCCGCTCAACAATTACCAAATGGTCAAGCTGTTATTGATGATGTAAATGCAAATACAAAAAAAGTATTATCCAATATAGCAACTGCTATAGGTGTAGAACCAGTAAAGACTAAAATGTTAGAATCTGTAAAAGAAAAATTACCATTAAGAAGTTTAGTCTCTGGTGAAGAATCTATGGCCGTTGGTGATTTTATTATGGATAAAAGAACTATGAAAAAAGTATTTGGTACTGATGACTTTGAAAAAATTAAAGATGATTTACAGGTTGATATAGGTCCACCACCAGTTATTAAGTATGTTGCAAAAGGTGGTGGTGAGCCAATAGTAGTGGCAAATATAAAAATAAGAGAAGATGGTGTGGGTTATGGTGCCGCTATGAAATTTGATATGGTGTTGTCTAACGATTTCACACAAAAATGTAAAGATGCTCATGAGAGTGAGTTGAATCAAGCAAAAAGAGCTAGTTAATGAAAACACAACTATTATGTACATTTACAACTCAACACAATCTTGAGCAATCAATTCGTGATATAACGAAAAACTTTAAGATTGTATT